AAGCAACACGAACACCAGGAACATGACGATAGAAGATGCTTTTAATTCGTTCGAAATTCAAACGACGCTTCACATCAATCTCATCGATTTTCTTCAACTGCTCAATACCAATCGCACCCTGAAGATCGAGTGGCTTGAGATTGTATCCCATATTTGAGAAGAGATACTTGTGATCAATTATTCCATTATATCCTTCAAGCCATTTATCAAAGCGATTACCACATGTTCCGCAAGCCAATAGATTAGCAGCACCAACGCAACGGCAATCCCGACCCCACCAACTAATGCTGCGAGCAGTGTTGATGAGTTGCTCGTCGTTTGAGCAAACCATGCCGCCTTCGCCTGTCGAAATGTGGTGAGCAGGATAGAAAGAAGTTGTCCACGCATAATAGTAATCCGTTAGAAGTTTACCATCCCATTTTGTGCCCAATGAATCGCAGTTATCGCCAATCAAACGAATGCCATGTCGCTCACACATATCTTTGATGCGATCCATATCTGGCGGATTGCCAAGAACAGGTGAAACAAAAATCGCAACAGTCTTATCGGTGATCCACTTTTCAACATGATCAAGATCAAAGTTGAGTGTTTCCATCTCAATATCAACAAAGACTGGCACAAGCCCATTTTGAACCAACGGAGCAATTGTAGTTGGGAAGCCTACTGGTGAAACGATAACTTGGTCGCCATCCTTCCAGCCCAAGTGTTTCTTAAGAGCAGCAACCATAGTAAGATTGGCAGACGAACCAGAGTTGACCATGTGACAGTGCTTCACATTAAACTTGTGACCGAATGCCCACTGGAACTTACCAACCTGCTCACCAGAGACAAGCCACTTGCCTGTTAAGAATGCAGTGACACCAGCAATGACTTCCTTCTCGTCCCAATATGGACCAGAATAGAATACAGTATCCTTCTCAGGATTGAATTCCTTACAGTTGTATGCATACTTTGGTGTACCAACAGCGGCAACCAACTCTTCAATCATTTGTTTTACGTCACTCATAATGTTTCCTTAAATTGACTAATTCTTCTTAACAAAGCAAGTTTAACAGGGCTCATTCCTTCATAAGATGGAATAACGCAATTAGATCGGCGAGCAACAGCAACGGTTTTAAATTCATCTGCTGTCCACCAATCACATTGTAACTCCATCATCTCTGCAATTTCGTGTGTTGTTACAGCACCCTCATTTACAAGATTGAATGGTCCATTCGCACCAATTTCAATTAAATGTGCAGCATTCTCAACTGCCTCATCAATATCAGTGATAGAATTTAGACCACCTTCTACTAGTTTACCTGATTTTGAGTAATTATACAACTTTTGCAGAAGGTTTTTAGGGCTATGCGATTTATCAAATGGCAAACGAACTCGAAACACCAAGCATCGGTCTTTCAACAAAAGATCCGAGACACCTTTACTCACAGAATATGTGCTACCAAAGAAATTTGGATCAGCATAATCATCAGTAATCTCTCCCTCATAAATGCATCCGCTCGAGAAATGAGCAAATTTAATTTCGAGAGATTCGCATATCTTTTGCAAAGTGACTGGAAACATTGCATTACCTTCCATTGTTTCTACTTTGATATCTTCACAAGCATCAACATTTGGAATGCCAGTAACACCAGCGCAATTCACAACCCAATCATAATCGACTTTGTGTATTGCTTCTTCTGCTTTGTAATGTGGGCATAGTGTAACTATATGCCCATTTATCACTAGTTGGTCGAACATCTTTCGACCAACCCAACCTCTACCGATTACTAATATATTCATGCTGTTGTAGTATTTTACTCAAATACTTTCCATAGTCAGATTTAGAATATTTCTCTGCCGAAGCGCGAACTTGATTCTCAGTAATCCATGCATTCTTAAATGCAATTTCTTCAGGACACGCAATCATCATTCCAGTTCTTCTTTGAACAGAACCCACAAACACAGATGCTTCTGAGAGCGACTCGAAAGTTCCTGTATCAATCCACGCAATACCACGATTTAAATACTCAACTTTTACATCGTGGTGCTTGAGATATAGATTATTAATGTCTGTAATCTCCAACTCACCGCGAGCAGATGGTTGAATCTGCCATGAGTAGTCCACTACTTTGTTGTCATAAAAGTAAAGCCCAGTGACCGCATAATTGCTTGGCGGATACTTTGGCTTTTCTAAGATTGCCTTGAGATCACCTCTATCATCTAGTTCAACAACACCAAATCGTTCTGGATCAGAAACATGATAGGCGAACAATGTACACCCAACATTATTCCAAGTAGCAGAATTGAAACGACTGATCAATTCATTTCCATAGAAAATATTATCGCCAAGAATAAGTGTGACATCATCTTTTCCAATCCACTTTTCGCAGATACGAAAGCACTCAGCAATTCCTTTTGGCTCGTTTTGGATTGCATACGAAATACTAATTCCCCATTGCGAACCATCGCCACATAGACGCTTGAACGCTGCAGCATCATTTGGAGAATTGACAATCATAATATCGCGAATACCAGCCATCATCAATGTCGATAGCGGATAATACACCAGCGGCTTGTCATAAACTGGCAATAATTGTTTCGAAGTCACTTCAGTGCATGGATATAATCTTGTACCCATTCCACCTGATAGAATAATACCTTTACGCATTGTACCACTCCAATGTTTTTATAAGACCTTCATTGATCTTTGTCTTTGCAGACCAACCAAGTTCCTTATAGATTTTTGATGAATCCATAGCATATCTAAAATCATGACCTTTGCGGTCTGTAACAAAATTAATCCAGTTCTGATACATATTCACTGGCTTACCCATTAGATCAAGAATGAGTGTTACCATCTCAAGGTTGCTCATTTCATGACCGCCACCAATATTGTATCGTTCACCTGACTTAAAGTTTTCTCCAATCGACAGTAATGCCTCGCAATGATCGTCGACAAAGATCCAGTCACGAACATTTTGACCTGTACCATAAACAGGAATTGGTGTATTGTTCTTGATATGACGAATTACTGTTGGGATAAACTTTTCTTTGTGCTGTCGCGGACCGTAGTTATTTGAGCAATTAGTCACAACTGCATCTATTCCGTGAGTATTCACATATGCGCGAACTAAATGATCGCTTGCTGCTTTTGATGCAGAATACGGATTGCGAGGATCGTATGGAGTCTTTTCGGTGAATGGTGGATCGTCATGAGAGAGTGATCCATAGACTTCATCGGTAGAGATATGTACGAGTTTGCTACCAAACTTACGAATACATTTTAGAATGTTGTGAGTGCCATCAATATTGGTGCTGAGGAAAATGTCATCACCAGCAATAGAATTATCAACATGAGACTCAGCCGCAAAATGAAAGGTAATGTCTGGCTCATAATCGTGATAAATTTGATCCAGTAAAGGGAGATTGCGAATGTCACAACGCTTCACGATGACACGATAGTCCTCATGAAGACCAAGAATATTGTTCGAATCTGCTGCGTAAGAGTAGTTGTCAATAATAACAACTGTATCAGAAGGATGCTTTTTTAGGTGAGCATGGACAAAGTTAGATCCAATAAACCCCAAACCACCAGTCACGAATGTAGTCATAAAACCTCATTATTTTTTAAATGCATTCAATAGTTCTTTACTTATTTTTCTAGAATTGATCGAAACATTTTCTTTCGAAGTTATTGGAAACAAATGATATGGAGATTCACTCACACCACTAAATTGCATAGTTAGAGCGAATTGATAATTTGCTGTGCCCATTAATTTACTTTCGCTTGATGTTTTGTCTTGATAGCGGACTCTTATTTTTGCTGTAACTGAATCTGCAAATTTAGGTATTTTTACTCGTAAAGAATCATTCAAACCAAAAACATCTTTTAGTATATAAAAACCATGTGTTCCCACACTCATATAAAAATCACCTTTAGTTATATAATAATTGGCAATTTGTGATGCATCAATTGGAATATAAATGTCTCCAACACCACCAAAACTTTTACCAAATAGTTTTTGATCTGCTTTATATGCACTCATTGGAGTATGTTTGCCAGTATAGAATTTCTTACCTTGAGAATCATACTGGAGATTTGGAACAACGCCTTTCCACTCAACTTTATTCATTTTATCTAAAACACCATTCTTTTCTCCCAATTTCTTGAGGAATTCTTTATCTTCATCACCATCAGTAGGACCATAGTTCCACTTGCCGTCTTTATATTGCATCACAAGGCTTCCTGCAGCGGTTGGCATAATTTTCAGTTCACAACCAGCAGTGGTTATTTTTTTACCAACTTTTTTATATAGAACAACATCAGGTCCTTGATTTTTTGAACCATCATATGTTCCATCAGTCAACCCTAATGGTTTTCCGACCTTAGAAGCATTAGCCTCGTATAGATAGCCTTTTTGCGCCGACATTTTTATAGACCTTTTTTAAAAATCGTTTCCAAACTTTAGGATCTTGATTCCGAAAGTTTTTGCGATACATAAAGATGGCTTCTGATTGTCTCCAGCCAATCTTATGTGCCTTTCGTAACTTATTTATATCGAGTTTCTCAGCCTGAGTTTCGTATGCATGAGCATCAACTTCGTCTGGGTTTCCATAATACATGACCTTCAGACGATTCTGTTTCTTTTTAGGAGAGTATTGTTTTGTATAAACATATCCTCGCCCACGCTGTTGATGCTTATGACGATACTCGTGATGAATCGCTCGAATAATCTTGAGTGCAAGATTCTCTGATTCTTTCTCTGTAATTAAAACTTTCTTTTTATTCTTGGGAAAAGAAAGAGTAATTAAAATGTTTTCTGGGATTGTAGAAAGAATTCGTGGGCAATACTGACCAGAAACAATTACTGAATGATGGTCAAAATATTCTTCATCATACCTATTTGAGGTGAAATAGATTATCGACTTATGAAAGGTTTTATTCAACTCTCGAATGATAGATGGAATATGCTTATCACCCACCCATGACGGGATGAGTTTATTCACCTTCTTCTCTATCTTCTCAAGTTTCATTACACTTTTAGATTCTTGAATTTATCAGTGCTACGTCCGCGATCAAAGACAGGTTTTGATTCTGCTTCTTGCATTACAGCGTCTTGTGCCTTCTGTTCAAGGTCATACAGTTTCATTTTTGCGCGATCTACACCAATAGTAAATCTCTTATGGAGGTTAGGATCGTTGTATCGATTCTTCAACTGCTTCACAAGCAACTGATTCAATTGCTGCAGTTCTTCAGTACTAACAAGAGCAAACATAAAGTCAGCAGTAGCAGGGAGACCAAAACTCTCTGAAGTGTCTTCCAGCCCAGGATCAGAGTTACTAAATCCTGAGCGAGTTGTCTGAGTAGCTGAAACAATAGGTACGTTGTTCTCAACCGCGAGTCCACGAAGTTCCTCAGCGATCGCTTTGATATAGGTATACGAGTTGACATTCGCACCTGCCTTGATTCTAGCCGACGCACAAATATTTAGATAGTCAATGAAAATTATATCTGGACGAAAGTTCTTCTTCAGTGCAAGATCGTTAATCAATGCGCGAAAGTGAGCAGGATTCGCAGACGCAGTTGGATATTCCTTGATGATCAACTTACCCTTGACAGAACCTCTGAGTTTACCCATGCGCTTCTCATACATGTCTTTCGGCATGTTCATGAGATCGTCAAGAGAGACGTTGAGAAGATTCGCATCAATACGTTCAGCGATCTTCTCTTCAGCCATTTCTAGAGTAATGTATAGAACATTGTAGTTTTGAACCAAGCAACTAGCAGCCACATGGCACATAAACAGAGACTTGCCGACGCCAGTACCTGCAAGAGCAATGTTAAGGGTCTTTTGCGGCAATCCTCCTTTAGTGATCTTGTTGAAATACTCAAGATCGAAGGGGATTCGTTTCTCGATACGATGATAGAAATCATACCGATCAGCGTAACTATCCAAAAAGTCGTGACCAATATGAGGATCGAAACTAACCCCCAAAGCATCAGACAAAAGAGTAGGAATGCTTCCTTTGCCCCTCGCCTGATCTTTGCCATCAAGGATCTGAATGCTGTCCATGATAGCATTATAGATTGCTTTTTCTTGGCAAAACTTTTCTGTAGTGTCAAGAAGCCATTCGAGTTTTTGTTCTGATTTGTCATTCGAAACTTCCTTGAGTAGTTCGAGTGACTTATTTAACTCAACTTCAGTGAGTTTGGTAGATTCTTTTAAAGAAATCTCCAGTGCTGCCGTTGGCGGCAAACTATTATACTTTAGAACGAATTCCTTTATTTCCTCGAATACCTTTCTTTCGTGGCTTTCTGTCAGGTATTCTTTCTTCAGAAAGGGCAGAGTCTTCCTCATGAAAGGCTCGTTCCTCATCAGATTCGACAAGATCAGTGTTTCTGTTTTCATTGCCTTCCTTCATTGTATTTTCAATCGCACCTAGAAGTATACTACGCATCACGTTAGAAGTAAATCGCTGAAACGATTTGCTCTTGGTATTTGCATTGTTTACATTCGAGATAACATCATAATCAAACGTCATCAAACCATCATCGCCAACTTTCACATCAGTAAACTCTACAATCACACCATCATATTTGCCCAAAAGTTTAATAGCAAAACTTCCAGGTGGACCATTGAGGTCCACGAAGAAGGTGTACTGTTTATCAACTTTGAAGAATTTCTTGACATACCAAAATTCAAGTTTAGCGATTAGTTGATCAAGCATCTTCATCCTCATCTACTTCAGTCGAAAGATTGCCTGCAACTGCTGAACTGAATTGATAATTTTTACGAATCCATTCTTTGAAACCTTCATCGCCAAGAATGCTATCCCAGAAATCTGCACATTCAGTATCGGCAATGCGCCACTTCTTTCCCTCAACTTCACCAGTGGCAGTATTGACCTTGGCATACCAGCCTACATTTGGTTTCGTAACATGACCAGACTCAAGTGCCATGTCCAAAAGACCACTGTAACGAGAAATACCACCATCGAAGCGAACAGTGACAGGGATACGCGCCTTTTCTCTAACATAACGAGACTTCTCTACGTTGATAATAAAATTATAACCAATCAAATCAGTGCCATCTTTTTCCTGCTGACGACCGAGAATGTAGATGTTATCAGCAGAGTAATAAGAACCTGTGCCGCCGCCGACAATATCCTTGGGATATAGACCAATTTCCTTATAGGTGTGATTCACAACCACCATCGGAATGTCTTTCAGCGTAAGGTGTGGTGTCACCATACGGAACAGGGATTTGATTTGCTTTGCGCGACTCATGTCAGCGACAGACTTGCCATCCATTGCGTCTTCGACTTCTTTCTTCGAAGCCAGATTACCAATCGAGTCAATCACAATCATCACACGTTCGCCGCGCTCGATGTTGCTTAACTGTTGCATAATATCAAACTTCAATTGTTCAACGTCGGTGATTGGAGTGTGAACAACACGCTCCATATCAATACCAAACGAAGTGAAGTAATTTTGTGGAGTACCAAACTCTGAGTCATAGAACAGAACAACAGAATCAGGATACTTTACCTGATATGCCTTTGCCATCAAGAGACTGAATGCAGTCTTGAAGTGTTTTGACGGACCAGCCCACATCGTGAGTCCAGGGGTGAACCCACCATCAAGATCTCCAGAGAAAGCAACATTCACTACAGGAATGCTGGTTTGAATCATATCTTTAGCAGCAAAGAACTTGGACTTGGAAAGAATTGCCGTGTCTTTGATCGTGCTATTTTTCTTTAGTTTTTCGAGTAGACTCATTTTTTTCCACCTTATCAGTATGAGAAATGCCAAAATCATCGCGCATCATAAAGTTGTAGATGCTCTTACCTATACCACTATTATACTCCACTTGATTATTTGGGGCAACTTTTTTCTTTTTCTTGCCTTTAGAACGAACAGTATCAACTTTCTCTACAACGTAATTTGGTTTCTTTGGTTTAGTATCTTTTGGTTTTTCTGGCTCTTCTTCTGATTCTTCCTTCATTTGATTGTAACTAATGTTTGCTGCAATCAACAAAAGAACAGCCAATGGGTCAAATACCAAAACAATAAGAATGATTACAAATCGTACTGCACTATCGAAATAGTCTTTTGCGTTGTCTTTGCCATAAATCAATTCAGCAATATACTTTAATGGACCAATCTTTGCTTCAGACTCGATGTTAGAGCGGCGGAGTGGAACGAGTTGAGTGTTAAGTTCATCAATTTTAGCATCTGAATTTTCAATTGTATTATTCAATGCTGTTCTTTCGGCTTTCTGCTGAGTACGAATCTTGGCTCCGTCAAAGAACGATTTCTCAACAACTGAGTCCAGAGAGTCCAGAGATCTCTGCGCGTTCTCAATTTGTCTTTGTTGACTAGTAATTTGCTGTTCAATCTTTGCAATCTCAAGAGAATTGTCAGCCACACCAATTGAAGACTCCAGATGAACTTTCGAGAGATAACCAAATGTTCCCAACGAAGTGATAAACATTAGAACAATAATCGCAAATACGAAATAACCTTTAATTATCTTTGGTGCGATCGACCAATGGCGATACAGCCATGAAGCAGCGACAAGTTTTGCAAACTCTAGGGAACCACCCATAAGCGTAATTGGAACAATCGCGCCAGGAAAAATCGCAAGCAACCCAATAATTGAGTAAAATGCTGCCGTACCCGACAACAGTAGTCCTGCAATTAGCGCGAGTAATGCCATCATTTATCTTTTACCCTATGAATTCCGTGACGTTCGAACACTTCGTAAAATATAGATTTTTCTTTTTCTATTTGTTTATCAAATGACTTTACAGTTGAAGACATTTTCGTAAATACTAGCCCATCTTCAATTGTATAGTTCTTAACGGCATTTGATGCAGTTGAAACTAACTTCACACTTGGAGCGATTTCTTCTCCGCGATTCACTGTAAATGAGTTTAAGAGATAAACAAAAAGGTCGCCAAAATATATCTTAAACTCTTCTGGAATCTTAAAAAATCTACTCTTATGTACAAACATCGCACATCCATAGTATGTGTGTGGCATCCCAGAAGTTCGTTGGTTTTTGTATATGTTGCATTCCTGCAAATACACATCCGCACCCATTCCTGTACCCTTTAGAGTCTCAAATAGTTCAGGTGCAAATCCACAATAACTTTGTTCTGAGAACCCCATCAGCCCACGCTCTGGAGTTATAAGATCACATAGAACATCAAGACAGTCTAGATTGAAAATCACATCATCGTTCAAAATACATAACTTATCAAACTTCGAAACCTCAACCCCAAGATTCCAAGCAGGGTTTACATAAATGTTCTCTTTTTGTGGCAAATAAACAAGTTTCGAATACTTGTATATATCACTGTTGGTCTTCGAAGTATCATTATCAATAAGGATAACCTCTCCGATATGCTTGTTCTCCTGTAACATAGGGAGAAATTGTACGAAATGTGGTGCTTTCCACATTGTTGGAACAATAACAGAAATCATTGCTGCTTCTCCAATTCATCCATCATATTTAATATTAGTCCCTCAGATGGATTAATTTTTGCATATTCTCTTTTATCACTTTCAATAATTTCCAATAATTCTTTTGATTTAGATGTCGTTCTCATTTTAGTGATAACAGGACACCCTTCAATCTTAAAATTCGTCTTACCATCGATCACATTTTGATCGAACAAATATGCGTCTCCATAATAAATCTTT